ACAAGCCACAAAGGTATTTTTTTAGGGTTAGTCGCTTTTTTGTAGGCTTTCGCCCATTCTTTAATCTTCATTTCTCTTTGGTGTTAAAGGTTAATGTTCTATTAAAGACACAAAACCCTATCGTTCTGTATCATCTTTGGTTCTTTACCATAGTAAGCCTTGTATGCTTCTATGAATGTTCCAGCATCACAATCCTCCTCTAAATAAACCCAAGTTTTTTTATCTATTTTGGTCTGAAAAGAAAAAGGTGTGATAGTAAATCTAATCTCAAAATCAGAGATTATCTCATTTGGGACAAGTAGGTATCCGTGTCGTGCGGTTTCATAAAACTTGAATGTTGTGTTTTCGTATTTGCTTAATCGTTGTGCTATTTTACTCATTGTCTTGTTATTTAATTGTTCTACAAATATAGGGATTAGTTTTTATTCTGCCAAACTTATTATACCATTTCAGTGATTACCAAGTTGTTGTAGATACCCTGTAGGTCAGAGTTGAACTGGTAAGCCTCCATACGGGTCATACCACTAAAGGTGTATTTCTCATCGTTGATGTCGTAAAACTTTACGATAACCTCGTATTGAACCTCTTGGTCCTCCAATGAACCTACATATTGTTCCATTACATCCATTAGTAGTTCAGTGGTTTCTTGTTTTGTTAGTGTAGAATAAAGTGATTTCATAATTGTTGTTTTTAGTATTTCTGTTTCTTTGATATATCAAATATACGGCGGAGATTTTACTCCGCCAAATATATTTTCAATTATTTTACAATATGTGTTTGGGTATCACCAGTCCATCCGTATCGGTAGTCGTGGCTATCACAAACAAAGTTCAAGTATTCCTCACCCATCGTAGCCATACCTAATTCTGTATCATCAAGGCAGATACCACCAAAGTAGATAAGGTCAGGTTTTTTCATCTTACGAGTGAAACCCTTGAGTTTACCCTCCAACCAATTCATACCCACAATACTATTCTTTATCGTGTTATCCATATTTCTGGTATAACCCGTGTCCTCAATATTTTTATTCTCTAAACAAGGTAGGAAATTGATAGGACAATCTACATAAGAGGTGTGGAGTTTATCAACATCCAAGTTTGGATTATCACAACGACTTTTAAGAGCCTCAAAACTATCGTAGATAACATCATCATTCTCATTCCAAACATGCCACAACCATACTGGTGTATAACCAAAGAACATTTTAGAGTTCGCTTTGTGGATTGGGTTGTTAGTCAAACTTGACTTGATGAATACCACACCAAAGTTGATATCAAAATTGGTAAGGTCTTGGACTTTGAGTGAGCGGTGAGAACAACAATTATCAATATCGTATCCTTTTGTATCGGATAATCTATCTAATAATGTGTCGTATTTGATGTAAGTGTCTTGGTTTTTTACTTCTTGCTTAAACATAATTGTTGTTGTTTTAATTTGATAAGACAAATATACGGCGTTCAGATTTAACTACCAAACATTAGAGCAAAAAAAAATCCCAAGACCATCAACTTGGGATTTATCAATTAAACAACAATTTTCGTAATGATGGTTTTAATAGTCGTGTTTCAGTTCGTCCCACTCCTCACCAATCCATTGTAGGGTGGCATCGTGTTCTAATAGGTAATACTCCTTAAAACATTTCCAAAAGGAATGCCATTCCTCAAGGGGTATCTGTCTACCTGATTTCAATTCGGCTTCCTCACGGGATAACCTGATAGTCATTTCTAATATCTGTTCCTCCATTACCCTTTGTATTGCTCCGAAATATATTTTTCGTAGGCATTAAATCTTTCTTTAAGTTCACTACTATAACCTTCTGTGGCAAATCTAACCATAAGGTCTGTTCCTAAACATATATCCAAAAGGCTCGGACATATATTACAATTCTCAAAATGTTTCTGAACGAGGTGTGATTGGTTCTGAAATACGATTGATTGTTCTTTTGTTCTACTCATCTTATCCTATTTTATTATTCCATTCGTTGATATACTCACCTTGTATCTCCATCTTTCTTTGATACGACTTTGATGTCGGCATCAATTCAGTGTTTTCTCTTTTAACAATACTGGCATCTGCGACCAGTGAATGTTGACTTGGTAGGTCCTCCAATAAGGTGTGATAAAAGATTTCATCTTTTGTGGTCCAACCCTTATCTCTACAGATTTGGTCCGTTATACGAACCCATAGGGCTTGGTTGTTCTCCCGTGTTTCAGGGTAGTTTTCTAAAGTTGCTTTCACAACTGCTTTCCAATTCTTTTTCGGCATAATGTATATTTTTAATTTATTAAATAAATGGTAAGAAACACCAGTGATATAGTCAAATTATTAAGTATCTAATTCAGGGAACATCTCAATGGCTTCAACCTCACCTTCACTCATACAAGTAATCATATATCTGAATGCTGCCAAACAACCTGAATTAAAGCCGTGGTGGAAATCACCTAAACTCTCCTCCTGTAATAGGTCAACCTCAAACGGATAATTAGCCATTACTCTTAAATAGGATTTCACTACTGCTTCAATTTGTAGGTTTTCCTCTTTTACACGAGCGAACCATACTAAATCTGTATATTTTTCACTTTCCTCAAAACAGATTTCTAATAACCTTTTCTTTGTTGTCTTATTCATTGCTTATGTTTTTATTATTTGATTTTTTTGATGTCTTCTAATTTTGCGGAAACATGCTTGATGAATAGTGGTGAGTTATCCAAGTGAACTACATACTCATCATCATTGATTTCCTCTATTACACCAGTCATACCTTTGATGTTATTACCTACGATGAACTCTACTTTGTCGTTGATTTTAATTTCAGTCATTGTCTTGTTGTTTAATTTGTTATTGATAGGACAAATATAAGGAGGATATTTCTATCCTCCAAATATTATTTCATTTTTTTTAGTGTTGTTTCAATTAGTTTGTAAAGTTCAGCAACATTTTTTGCTTCTGTGATGTTGATAAAACTTGGAATTGTTCTGCCATTATCATCTTTTCTGTCTATGGATACGAACATCAAACCACCATTACCTACTTGTAGAGTAATACTTTCTTTTGGTGATTTTCTGTAGACCCAAAGTTCGTCAAACAAAGTCCCTTCGTATTTGTATCCCAAAAACTTATCTAACATAAGGTCAAAGGTGTTTAGTGAATATTGGTTGAATGTGATTTGTGGTGTTGGTGTTTTTGTTTCTTTCATTGTTATTGTTGTTTAATTCCTTAATTGTTATACAAAGATACACCAATTTTCTGAACTGCCAAACAATACCCAAAAAAAAATCCCCATAAAGGGGAATAATTTTTAATTTAGTTGTTCTTGTTCCTATCCTTAATCTTAATCAAGGTATAAGTTATGGATGCCAATAAGGCAATAACTCGTAGGACCATCTCCACATCGGTAAATGAGAACGCTATGGCTCCCATATTCATCATCAAAACTCTATCCATTACAAATGTTTTCACCTCTGTCCTCACTTTCCAACTTGATACTTTGCTTTATATGGGTAATCTTTACAACAAGTAGGGTCGTAGTCCTTACTATACATCGGAGTATCCAATACAATAGATGATATGATACCATCTGTGTTTGCTCCTGGTAAAGTCCCGTCAGTCGTTGAGGTCTTATACGCAGGGTATAGATTTTCATTGTTGAATAAGTGCTCTCTTAACCTATTATCAAAAAACTCTGCTCTATCACGGGCACTATTCTTAATCATCTTAAATGTTGAAATATCCAATGACGAACCTTGTTCTGAAAAACCTTGAACCAATCCTACATTCATAAACTTGTAAATGAAATCATCCAATGCGTAGAATAACGAATATTGGATAACAACATCCACAACATAATCATCCAATAGTGTGCGGTAATTTGAGTTCGTCGCTCCCGTAATATCACCCGTATCTACTAAATCCACTAACTCATTGTATAGGGATGTCCCCAATGTCTCTTGTAAGTTGATTAGTTGTGCCGTTCTGATTGCCTGTCTTAATGTCCCACTATCAACATTATCATTGATACTGGTGTAGTCCTTCAATTTGGTTTCTGAAATGAAATATACTTGTGCCATATTATTGTGCTAATATATTGTTTTGGATTATCTCTAAATCAACCTCCTCATCAGGGTTCATCAATTTGATGATTGGATAAAGATTAGAAATTAGTTCGTTCTGTATCGGTTTGATGGTCGTGTTTAAGAATACACCAAACGATGTCTGTATCTGTTCTGCTTGTGATGCCAAACCACTTGGGTCAGGTAGTCCAATCAAACTCGGTGAGGTGATTTTGTGGCCCGATAAGATTTGTTTTTGGACGCTATCAAAGATACCACTATAGTAGTTATCGTTTGTTGTAGGGTTCAGAGTTGTAATTTCAGGTCCGTTATCTGGCTCACTGAACGATACAATGATTTTACCAGCCGCTTCAGGTCCCGTGTATAATTCCTGTAGTTTCCTTTTGATGTCTCTTTGTTCTTTCTCTGAACCAGGTTGTGAGTTTCTAAAGTTGACCCACAAAGACGGAGTAGCACCATTCTGAATATTTGATAAGTGGTGGATAGATATGTCGTGGTTCAACCTTACATCGTTGATAACCGACATATACGATGGTAGACCATAGTAGTTGTATCCTGGTGAATATGCCTTGATATGATAAACTTGTCTGTCTGTAAAGTTTGTTGGGTCCAAAGCAGCAAACTCAATAACTGAACCTTTCTTACCAAAGTCCTCTGAATAGTAATACTTATTTGGCTCCTCATACACGAAATCGGTTTTACCGACCCTCATATACTTTGATGGAATAAAATATACGGATTTGATACCTTGTGTTCTATCATTAGCCCAAACACACTCAAGGAATACATTACCCGTTGTTAGAAACTCAAAACTGATTTTTCTAAATAGGTCATTGATGTCCTCTGTTTTATTCATTTGGTATTCACGGGTAAAACCCTGTCCCACGACATTATCGGTCTTACTACGGAGGCATACATTATGAATTGGTGAGTAATCTACCATATCATAAAGGAAATCAAAAAAGTCATCTTTAGGTCCTGCCATAACCCAATCCTTTGAGGTCATTACCTTCTCCTCAAACTTGTAGATGTCCTCACTTGAAAAACTTACATTTTCTATCATTGTTCGTATATCTTATATTCATAATTATCTCCTTCATAAGTTGGATTTGTTGTAGTTTCAGGGACAACATAACCAAATGTCTCAATTACCTTATTGAAACTTTTAGAAGGGTCAAGGTTAGTGGTGGAGAATTGTTCGTATATTGAAATCCAATAATCACCCTCAATCAGATGGATATTCGTTGAACTTGTCGTTGTATTACCCGTCAGTGATTGAGGTATAGTATAATCAATATTGATATAAAATGTATCAAACCTTGAAGTATAATCAGCAGTCCAATCCCCGACATAGGGAATTGCTCTCCATACCTGACCGCTTAACTTATGATAAAAGGAAAACAAATATGTAGGGTTTTGTAATTCCTTGTTTCTACTCGCAGGTTCGTAAACCTCGTTATTTTGACCTATGTTTAATACAATCATAATCTATAAATAGTTTTAACGAGGACAACTGCCGCAACTGATATATGAGTTTGCGACCTCATCCGTAGGGGTTAAAGTTGATGAACCAACAATCTCAAAACATTTATCCACATCATTATACCCCTTTACCACCTTACCGACAGCATAAAAGTCATCAGACCAGAATGTCCTTACATCTGTTGCGTCATCACAATTTGATACCTCGTATCTATACGCATAAACTTGGGATGGTGTAGGAGTGATGGATTGAGTTGGTGTAGGTGTTGGTGTAAGACCACACGAACCTATTAAGGTAATCGTGCTAACTCCTCCTCTACTCTCCACTGAACCCGCACAGGCACATATCCTCAATATCGTTCCTGGTGCTAAAGTTTGTTCTTGGGATTGTTGATTACAATCCAGCCACCCAATGGTGTCTTGTGTAAACTCGGAGGTGTTATTTACCTCATACTCCAAACAACTACAATTCGTTGGTGATGGAGTAATCGTTGGTGTAATAGTCGGTGTTGGGGTCTGACTATGTGTTGGAGTAATACTTGGCGTTGGGGTCATACTTGATGTCGGTGTTGGCGTAGGTGTTGGTAAGTATCCCTGTGATATCGTTGGGGTCGGTGTGATAGTATCACATTCTTGTCCGATGTATTCTATAATAAACCTACCCTCAAAACTATTACCACTATAAAGGTCTAATGGTGGATAACCCACACCATTCTTAATAATTGGTTGGGCTAAACCATTGGGGTAAGATAAGGATAAACCACCAGAATAATCACCACCATATATTGGATTTGTATTTGTCCCTAATGGGCTTGTAATATAATATCTATAGCCCCCTCCATCTGTATCAAATACAAAAAACATTTTACCACCACTATAAGGACCATCACCCTGCCAAGCCGTATAACTAACACCATTATACTCGGTGTTCTTTATGTAGTTGTCGTGTAATCTGAAAGCAGCACCATCAGACCCTGCGGTAATATAAACAGAGTTCAATGGACCACCACTATAATCAGTCATCTGATAAAAATTACCACTATCACTCGTCTGATTATCTGTAAATCTCATAACACGAGTAATACCATCAGGCATACAACCACCTTCAGGCACCAACTCATTACCATAAATCGGTCGGTCATTACCAATAGGGTTATTTACATAATCTGTATTTCTAAATGGAACATTACTCATTGGTCGGTGCTATTGGCTCTACATAATCTACAAGGGGTAAGTCCTTCACCCATTGTAAATTGGATTTATCCATTTCATGCGTTGATATAAACCACTCTCCCAAACCATCTAATGATGGATTATAGTAAGTGTCGTTATCATACATAACTCCTCTTAAATCGTCTCTCTGTTGTTCTGTTAGTCGTCCTACTTTCATATTATACTACATTTCTACCCAAGGCTACTTGGTAATCATCTATTATATTAGTGAGTTGGGATACCTCACCACTACTCAATCCTTCTACACCAAAGAATACCATACTCATCGGTCTATCAGTGTAATCACTAATTCCACCACCATCTCCATCAGGGGCTCCACTTGCTTGTAATAATCTTACAGCACCGATAACCATTGGTGAGGTAAGCAATTCAGGTGCTTGTCCGTTTCCTAATTGACCCAAACTACCACCATTAGCATACATAAACGCATTACTACTATCTGTTCTACTCAACATAACAACACCTGGTAAGAATGTTTCACTCGTTGATACACTTGAAGCAGCAAACAAACCACCAATAACATGCGTAGCACCATAGTTAGGGATACCTGCGGCTCTAATAGAAAACTCTGTAGTATAAATAGTAATACCAACCTCATATACGAATGTCCTTGATGTTCCTGTCTGTCTTAAATATACACCAACATTACCCGATGTATTACCAGTGATTTCCTCATAATCAGCAGGAGTAAAGTGAGTATTACCAAAGGAATTAGACCCATTAGGGATAATACCATCACTATCGTGTCCCATACCACCATACCAAGTTATTCTAAATGCTGCGTCCAAATCTCTTGGGTCTTTAGCGTTGAACTTATGAGAGTTTGCTGTTCCACCAATGAACGGATAGATTGCCTCAAACTTATCGTATAAGTTATTTGTAAATAACTCATTAAAGAATGTCCTTGTAGCCGCAGATACTGAACTCGTAATACCCGTTCCACCAGCATCTACAACAGCCTCAAGGTAAGCATTCGCTTCAGCATAACCAGCAGGTGGTGGAGTGGCAGATGGTGTAGGTGTTGGAGTGAGTGTTGGGGTAATCGTTGGAGTAGGAGTTAGAGTTGCCGATGGTGTTGGTGAAGGTGGTGCGGGCACAACCTCCTCGTTCCCATATATGGGGCGGTCAGGGTCGCCAAACAAATTGACGAAATCTGTATTTCTAAATTGTTTAGCCATTTAATTTATTTATTGACCTGGACTTGGGAATGGTTTTCTACAAAAGTTAATCTGTGGTAATGTAGCAACCCAAGTAAAGTTCGGGTTTGTATTTCCATTCATTTCTTCTAAAGAAATAATCCAATTATTATTACAATCTTCTACAGGCTCAAAATAACTATCTGGTTCCCATAGTTGCCCTACAAGTTGATTTTTCTGTGCTTCTGTTAGTAATCCTACTTTCATATTAGTTTCTACTTAATGCTGTGTTAAATGTAATTATTGCGGTATTCAACAACGCTACTTGTGGTTCTGTTAGGAATGTATCACCGATAAACGCCGTTCCATAACCTCTTTGAGATGAGCCCGCAACACTCTCAACACCACCAATATTTCTTACACTGGCACCAACACCAAACGATACATCTGCCGTTCCTAATGTTTGGCTTCCATTTACTATTATTACTTCGTCTTGGAATAATTGAGTTGTTCCTCCGTTATTCTGTCCCATTAACAGACAACTACTATAATCACCTGCCTGTGTTGTAAAATAGTTCGTTCTATAAAAGTTAACATATTTGGTAGTCTTATTGTTAAATCCAAGAGTAATCATTATATCTGTATTTACACCCAAAGGTTGAGCCAGACCACCCATATCATATTCACTACTTGGTGTTGCTGTAAGACCATCGTTGATGTATAGACCCATACAAATATTACTAACACTCTCACTTACTGGGTTCCAATTAGTTTTTCCAACAGAGTTTGACCCATTACCTCTAATACCCGTTGA